GCCGTGGTGCCAGTGCCCGCAGCGTTCTGGAACGAGCTGTAGCGGTCCCGCATCAGCTTGTTGTCGTCGCCATCGATACCGTTCATGCCCTGGCGGAGGAAGTTGCGGAACGCGGTCGCGTAGCGCACGTCAACGGGCTGGCTGGCGCCGTCTCCGCCACGCGTGGCGCCCGGCTCGATCACGCCGGTACGGTCCACCCGGCCATTGGCCGCCGCGCGGGCCTCATGCCGCTCAGCGCGCTCGATCTGCGCGTCAAGCGCGTCGTGTTCGGTCTCCATGCGGTCATAGGTCGCGTCGTCTTCCGCGGTGCGGTTCGGCCGGTCCATGACCTCGGTCATCTGAGACCAGAGATTCGCCCGCTGGTCGCGGAGTTGCTGACTGGTAGGCATGTGTTCGCTTGTCCTTTCCGGGACCATGCGGGGTCCGCCGGCCGCACACGTGCGCGGTCGGTCGGGGGCTTGAGGGGAAGTGCGTGACGCGATTCGCGCTACACGCGCGCGCTGGCCCGCCGGTCGTGGCGGGCCTGCCGGTCGCCGGCCGCCCGGCGCGCGGCGAACCGCTGTGCCGCGGTCGGCTCAGCCGGCGCCGGCTCGGTAATTTGATCTTGAGGCGCCGGCGCGTCCGTGCGACCGGCGTACTTGAAGATCGACAGGTCGAATGCGTTCTCGACGATCTCGGCGGGGTCGGTATCCGGGTCGGCGGTCGTGGCGCCCTCGATCTCATCCGCTAGGCCCGCAGCCACGGCCTCATCGGCGGAGTACCAGGTTTCCGCGAGCATCGCGGCGCGCCAGGTGGCCAGATCCCCGCCCGCCTTCTTCGCGTAGACACTGGCGATGTTGTCACTGATCTTGTCGAGCTGGCCGCCCATTGAATGCATATCCACAGCCGGGCCCATGCAGATGCCCCATGCATCGTGGATCATCAGTTCCGTGTTGGCGGCCATCAGTGTCCGATCGGCGCCGGCCGCGATGAACGATGCCGCCGAGGCCGCAATTCCGTCCACGATCGCGGTCACGCTGGCCGGGTGGCGCCGAAGCGCGTTGAGCATGGCGATGCCCTCGTAGACCTCACCACCGGTGGAGTTGATGTGGAGCCGGATTTCAGAGACGTCCCCGAGCGCGGTCAGGGCCTGGTTGAACTCTCTGGCCGAGATGCCCCACTCGCCACCCCACGAGTCGATCACGTCATCCAGGTGGAGCACGCCGACCCCGCCGGTCCCGTCCGGCACCTCCGCGCGGACCGGACGCTTGACCTGCTGGGACGGGGGGATTGAGCCACGGAACCGGTACTGGCGCTTAGCCACCGGTGACCTCCTCGGACCTCAGGTGATGGCGGCACGACTGGCACTTGAGTGGCGGCAAGATCCCGACCACGCCCGAAGCCACGATCTCCACCGCAATCTTGGTGTCCGCCGGCCGCGCGCACTTCTCGTTGACGCACCGAACCCGCACATAGTGATCAACCAGCATCAACGCTCTCCTGTTCGGACTTAGGGTCAGGTTGACCCAACTCACCCATGTTCAACGGCCGGTACCGGGTGTCTCCGCCAGGGACCGGCGCCAGCTCCTCCAGGGCTCGAATGTCATCGGTGTTATAGACACCGATGTTCCACATGGCCGTGTAGAACGCGGCACGCTCAGCCGCGGATCCGCGGAGCAGACCCTCGATCGAGTAGCGCGCATACACCGCTTGCGGGCGCAAGAGCTTCGTGACTCGTTGCTCTACCCGGGTCAACCAGGGACGCAGCGTGTATCGCACGAACCCGGCAGACATGGACTCGATGCCAGAGCCCCACGTGGTCGACTTCTCCGACTCCATCAGCATGTGAGGCGGTACGCCGTACATCCGGGCGACTTCTGCCACCTGGAACCGGCGGGACTCAATGAACTGGGCGTCCCCGGGCGGAATGCTGACCGCCTGCCACTTGGCGCCGGCATCGAGGATCGCGACGTCATGGGCGCGCTCGATCCCGGAGACCTTCTCTTTCCATCGGCGCTTGAGCGCGTCGGCCTGCTCCGCCGTGAGTCGCTGTTCCGTCTGGAGGATGCCGGCCATCAGCGAGCCCGAGCCGAACAGCCGCGCGCCGTACTCTTCGGCGGCCAGGGCGAGGCCCACACCCTGACGGGCAAGACGGATCGGGGAGCACCCGGTTACTCCGTCGTACCCCATGCCAGGAATGTGAAGGATCTTGTCATCGAACAACGGTTCTTGTGCGCCGTCGATCTGGTAGACCTTCAGGCCCTCATCGGACTCGCGGCCGGCGCGCACCCGGGAGGGGTGCAGTGCCCACAGCTCCGCAATCTGGCCGTTGCGGTTCCTCAGTACCCGGATATACGCGTTCCCCCAGGTCAGGAGGTGTACGTACACCAGTTCCCAGAACTCGAACGGGGTCATATCCGGGTGTGGGTAGTCCAGCAGGTTCGCCGCCTGACCGGTGCTCAAGCGCACCCGGCCGCCGTCGGACTCCCGGTACGCGTGCAGCGGCAGGGACGCGCTCGATCCGGAGATGAGCGCCACGGCCCGGTAGACCGCGGTCATGCCGAGCGCGCTCGTCTCGTTGACCGCGACCCCCGCGTGCACCTTCGGGCCGCCGAGCCAGTCGACCAGGGTGGTCGAGGTCATCGGATAGGCGGGATTCTCCGGGGTGACTGCGGCCCGCACCTCGCGCAGCGCGACCCGCGCCGAGTTGAACAAGGTCACTACGGGCCACCCTTCGTTGATACTGCGTACATGGGATACGACCACTGGCACGCCGAGGCGGGCTACCCATGGTGCCGACCGTGCCGGGAACATCATCGGCCGCCGGAGTGTGCGATCGATGAGCAGGGAAGGCCACTGGACCCATGGGGCGAGCTATGGGACGACGGGTCAAGCAACCCGCCGGAGGTCAGCCGGCGCGGTCAGCTCAGCGTTGAGCCGGTGAGCGCGGTAAGCGGCGCGTGCCGCTCCCCATGCCGCACCGAGTGAGGCTGACGTCCGGGCGCCGCGGACCGCGCGGGCGTTCGCCCAGATGATCAACAGCACGCCCGTGCCGAGCAGCGCGGCCGGCGGCCAGAGGAGATACAGGAAGCCGACCACGCAGAGGTAGCCGATGGCCTCAGCGGAGTTGTTGACCATGGGATCCCCTCACCAGATGTTGGGTGGAGCGTCATCGAGTACCAGATGCGCCCAAGATTCGTGCAACCAGTCAGCGATCGTGACCGCCTCCAGGCACGTGATGTCCCCGGCGCCCTTGCGGCCCCATGCCTCCGCGCCGTCCCCGATGACTCGGGTACCGGCTGCGGACAGTGCCGTGTTGAGCCGCGGGTCGTCGCGGTGCCGGGCGCGCTTGCCGGTCACGTGGTCCATTAAGATGCCGAACGCGGCGGCCATGTCCCCGGCGGTCAGTACCGCGAGATCCCCGCGCTGTGGCTTGTCGGCCTTCTCTGGCCGCGTGATCCCGGCGCGCTCCAGTGCCGGTACCAGCGAGCCGGCCGGGCCACGCTCGTCAACCGCGACCCCGATCAGGTCCCTGCCGTGTTTCTGCCGGAACTCTTCCACCCGGGCGACCACCCAATCCGGCTGACCGCGCCGATGGTCGATGACCTCCCAGTGCCTGAGCTTGTCCTCGCGTAGCCCACATACCGCCAGGGCGCTCCAGGACCGGTCCTGAGCGACCGCGATGGCCAGTGCCACGTCTCCAGCACGGCGCGACTGCGGATCGCCCAGCGAGGCCCACAGGCGGGCATCGATCCGCGAGCCTTCCGAGCGGACCTCGCGCGGCCAGATGCCCAGCCGCTCCCGCGGGTAGCCGGCGCGGTCCGAGGCGAGCTCGCGTTCGAAGGTCTCCAGCGCGAGCGCGGACGGCCGGTCGACGCCCAACGCCGGATTTGCGGCCGCCGCGACCTCCATCGAGTCGATGTCAACGAGCGGGTTCTCAAGATCACCCGCGTGCCCCCAGTCCCGGTAGCCGAGCGAGGGGTCCTGCGTCCAGGGGCCGTCTTCCGGGGTCCGCGGCGCGCTCGGGTCACCCCGGCGCCGTAGCTCGTACATCTTCGGAGCCTGGTCGCCCTTGAGCGGAGGGGACGATGTGTAGATCAACTGTGGGTTCGGCCGGGCGGACAGCGTGTAGAGCAGGGCCGCGTGCTGCTCCGGGGTGTAGGCGAACGTCTCATCGATGATGTTGACGTCTCCGGACATGCCCCGGCCGCCGCCGGCCGAGCGTGCCAAGAACAGCACCCGGGCTCCCGTGTCCAGCCGCTCGAGCCCCTCATCGCCGTTGGTGTTGCTGAACTTGACCAGGAACTCGCCATCCCGCGGTTCACCGGTCTCCGGATCGATGACCACTCCGGGCACGCGCCACAGGTTGTCATCGTTCGGCTTGACCTTCGTGCCGAGCGCGCGGATACGGGCCTTGATCCGCCGGAACAGCTCCATGGCCGTCTTGTAGAGGTGCGCGCTCCACAAGATCAATTCCTCGCCCAGCAGGAGGAACCCGGTCAGCGCGCGGGCCTCCAAGATCGCGCCCTTACCGTTCTGCCTGCTCAGCCACTCGCAGTATTCGTAGCAGGCCCACTTGCCATCGGCACGCGCGGCCAGGAGGAGGGACACCCCGTCCTGTTGCCACGGGTCCAACGGGGCGCCGGCCCGCGCCATGAGATCGGCCGCCAGGTCCCCGTACGTCCAGGCGTAGGGCGGGTGCGTCTCAACCCGCGGGCGTAGCGCTCCGCTTATCGGCGAGGCGCTGGGCAAAGGTGCGGACAACGTTGCCACTGACATCGGGGTTCCCCTCCCTGGCCGCCGGAGCTGGCGCCGCGGGAGCGTTGCCGGCCGCTGTCCGGGCGGCACGCAGCTCGCCAAGTATTTGCTTGAGCGCAACGGCCTGCTGTCGTGCCTCGCTCAGGGCCTTGTCGATGGTGAGCGTCAGGTCCTCGCCATCAAGATCAATGCGGACCCGCAGCCACGAGTCCCGCTCGCCTCGCAGGTAGCGATCGAGCTTGTCCAGGCGATCGACCAACCGGCAGGCCTCTCGCAAGAGCGTGCGCTCCGGTGGTCCGAGCGGGCCATCAGCGATCACCTCGGTCCAGAGCTGGCGCCCGTCCGGACCGAGCCCTGCAGGGGGCCGGTCCACGGCCGGTGACGTCTCGGGAGGTGTCACATCGGCCGGCGCCGTGACGTCACAGGCCCGTTCGGGCAGGCAGAGACTGTGATCACCTCGGGAGTGCGCCCGGGAGCGCCGTTGACGCTCCGCGGCGCTCGCCATGGGTCCGCCTCACTATGTCCGGGTCCGGGGGGAAATCTGGGAGACAGGTACGAGGGGTCGCCCGTGGTCCTTCTGGACTTTCGACCCGCCCTCCCCCATCAGAACCAATCCTCCGACGCCCTGACCAGGGTAGGCATGGGGCCTGTACCTCGATCTTGATTGCAGTGACGCTTACACCATGGGCACCTGTTGCCCGACCCATGAGCAGGACGCATGGCATGTGGGTCTATGGGTTGATCAGGCCAGTCCTTGAGTGGGGTGAGGTGGTCAGCCTGGTGCGCACCATCGTGGCCACACAGGTGACACACATGACCATAGATCGTGAACATCTGCTCACGTGCGGTACGCCATCGCCTACCTGTGCGGTGCAGGCTGCGTGCCACACCCACCCCCACCTGCACAGATGGCGATCGGGCCAGCCCGTCAGACCTGACCCGATCGCTTGTGCCACACCTCGATCAACACACCCGGCCGGGGGAGCGGGACCAGAGGTACGGGCACACCTCACCCGTTACAGCGAGTGCACAAATGATCAGGCCCTGAGCTGGGCTAAGTCAAGCTGACGCGGCCGACCGCGCCGGCTGGATCCAACCGCGCTCTCGATCGTGGCTGCATGGTCATAGGACAGGTAGACCGATCGGCCCACCCGCACGACCGCGTCCGCGGGCCACGGATGCCGGGCCAACCACGACCGCACGGTCCCCTCGCGCACGTCCGGCCCGAGCGCGGCGGCCACCTGCGCGGCGGTCCCGTACCGACGCCCCGCTATCAAGATCAACGTGCCTCCAGCTCAACCCGGGACCAAACGTGCCGGACGTCCGGCACCCGACCAGCGCGGCCACAGTGACACCCGAGCCCGGCACACACGCACGCCTCGCACACGACCACCTGATCAACCGGAGCCGGCGCCGACGCCCGCACGGCCAACCGGCGCGCCCGACACGCGGGACACCGCACGCCGGTCAGCAGCACATGATCGTCCCCCATGCCCAAGTGTGTCCGCACGGCCCGGTCCGCCTCAGCGATCCACCGGGCCACCTCCAGGGCGCCGGACGGATCCATGGCCATCACACGCTCGCGCATCGCGGCCAGAGAAGAGGGCACATCCGGCGCACTGACGGACAGGTGGCCAGCCAGCCACCGGACGATCCCCGCGGCGCCATCAGCGACTCGGACCACGGCGGCCATGGCCCGGCCGTACGGATCGCGCTCGATCGCGTTCAGCACCGGGTTGGCAACGGCGCCCGACCCCCCGGTCCCCGGCCGCCAGGCTTGCAGCGCGCCACGATCCCCACTGGCCGCCTCGGTAATAGCGTGCTGGCGGGCCAGCTCCAGGACGGGCCAGACGGCGGCCAGGGAGAAGACTTCCGCCCTGGCGTGCAACTGGCGAGGATCGACTACCGGCACAAAAACACCTCCGCGGCCCCATGCTAGGGACCGCGGAGGTCAGGATCGTGCAGGCTCGCGGAAGTTCAGCCCTTGTAGGTCCAGTGATCGGGTTCCGACGCCGCGAGGTACTTCGAGCGGTAGCCGTCCAGGGCGAAAAAGACATCTGCCACCGGGATTCGAGTCTTGCTCCCGAACCGCTCGCTCAGCATGTCCCGGATCTCATTGGCCGCCGCGGCGCGCGCCCGGCACTCTTCGGTCAGTCGCTCCACGGTGTCCGGGTCCAGCTCGATCATGCCCGCGATGTCCATGTTCTGTCTCCTCCGAGAAGTTGTGATGTCACCTAAGTCTACCAGTTGAGGTCCGTACTGCCTAGGAGAAACCCGGGTCCGGCCAGGCATACGCCCCGCCATCGTTCTGCACCTCGGTCCGCTCCATCCGGCCCATCGGCGCC